ATAGATACGCTGGTCAAACCTTAACCACTACTTCTTACTCTCGTGACCCGTATCCACCGTTAACCGTTGAATTTATTGTAGATAATCGTTTTAATAATTATTGGGTATTATATACTTGGCTTAACTTCTTAAATGATGACCAGCAAGGTACATATGATAGCACAGGTTTAACATTTCCTACTCGAAATATTGTTAATTCTACAGCTAAAGGACAATATAGTCAATACAAAACCAATTTAACCATTTACGGTCTTGATGAATACAACAAACGTATAATTAATTTCACTTATACTGACGCATTTCCGACAAATTTAGGTGGAATTTCGTTCTCCTATAAGGATTCGAGTGAACTTGAATCCACAGTCACCTTTAGTTACTCCCAGCTTCATGTAACGCCAGTATCAGAGATAGAAAGTCTTTAAAAGCTAAAAAAATATTTCTTAAACACCATAAATACTTTATATGGCAAGAACAATTCAAAGTCCCGGCGTACAAATTAGCGAAGTTGATCTTTCACTTGCAGCAAGTCTTGTAGCACCAACAAACATTTTAATTCCTGGATTTGCCCCTAAGGGTCCCACTTCAGAACCTATACAGGTTAGCTCACTTTCTGAGTTCGAACAAGTGTTTGGTACACCAACAAATGCGGCAGAACGTTATTTATATCATACTACAAAAGCTGTATTTCAATCACCTGCCAATGTTACGGTCTATCGCCTTCCATACGGTACCGGTGCCGGTATTGGTTATAGTAGCCAGTATAGTGCTCTTGTTTACCCGGTTGTTGCTGCAACGCTCTCAGCAACAAGCACAGGAATTACAACTTTAACTTCAACAGTCCTTAATTATCCGGCTTCTGCTTCAGGTATAACGTATTTTTTTGGAGCTCCGACACACATTAGCTTAACTGAAACTGATTTCCTCAATATTCAACGTGGCAATGCTTTTAATTGGAATCAAGCAGCCTCTGATCCTACCTTTAACGGTCTAACAAGCGCTGGTGCGGTTTCAGCATACAATCCTGTCGGTACAACATCGTTTAACACTCTATCAAGTCTCGGTCAAGCCGGTCTTATTGTATTAAATGCGGCGCAAGCTTCAATTAATAGTCGTTTTGAGGGTGCATACGTTGGTATTGTTGATAATACCGCTCTCAACCGCTCAACGCAGTACGATGACTTTAATGCTGTTGCTTCTGTTAATAATACAGGCTATATTACACCTAATAACTATATCAATGTACCATCTCAGCGCTTAACATTTGCACTTTCTGCAACAACCGCAGGCGCTTCAAACAGTATCTCGCAAGTTGTCGAAAATATCTCAACATTTGATACTTCGGGTAATGCGTTCAATGACACAATTAACATTGGTGTATTTAAACTTCGCCAATCCGTATTTTCACCTGATACAATCCAGCTTGATTATGTTCTTCAGGAAGGGTATAACGCATCTCTCGATTATTATCGTCAGATTAATAATCCTAACGGCGGACCTGCAGTAAGTTATTATCTCGATACAGTCGATAATAATTCAAACAGTATTATTACTATTGTTAATCCATATATTTCTAACAAGAATACCACTACATGGCTTAATCTTAGTGGTATTCCAAACAAGAACGTACGTTTCTTGAGTACACCACGTTCTATACCACTTCCGTTTGATACGATTACAGGTGGTATAACCGGTGTAGATACCTTTGCAACACGTACCGGTGCAACATCTGCAACATATGCTAATCTTCTAAGTGCCTACGGTTCAACAAGTCAGCTCTTTGCTCTCGGTGACTATGCAATTGAAAATGTAACAACTAAAGTAATTGGTAATGTACCGACAAAGGTTAATACCATGTTAAGCAATATTGCAAATCCCGATCTATATCCTCTCTCAATCGTAGTTGAAGCAGGTCTTGGTACTGTATATTCAAATACATTTAACCCTGCAACATCAGGCTATTTCGATGACAGTGTACCGTATAGTACGACTGACTTTACAAACCTTACAGCTCAAGACGGAAGCGGTATAAATGCAATTATTGCAACAAACTATCAAGCAGTAGCTCAACAATTTGTAAGCTTTGCTTCACAACAACGTAAAGATCATGTCTTTATTGCCGACCCATTAACAAATATCTTTGTACAGAATGGTATTAAGACACTTGTAGACCCTAATACTAACTTCTCAACAAATATTTTCTGGCCATTGTACAATCTAATGGCACCTATTAATAATAGTTATACTGTTTCATACGCAAATGCGGTTCAGGTACCTGATCAATCCTCAAGTAGAAATATTTGGGTACCATTCTCAGGATTTGCTGCAGCAGCAATGGCTAGTACAGATTCAAATTTCCAACCTTGGTTTGCACCAGCAGGTTTTACACGTGGCGTTGTTGCAGGTGTAGTGGATCTTGCGATTTATCCAAATCAAAAGCAGCGCGACCAGCTATATAACATCTCACTCAACCCTGTAGCATTCTTCCCAAATGAAGGTTATGTTATCTATGGGCAAAAGACAATGTCTAAGATTCCAAGTGCATTTGATCGTATTAATGTACGTAGATTATTCTTAACACTTGAAAATCAGACTAATGCTGTTGCGAGAAATTTTGTATTTGAGCCTAATACACTATTTACAAGAACACGAGTTCTAAACGTTCTAACACCAATCTTTGATAATGCAAAGAATACAAGTGGATTATATGACTACTTGATCATTTGTGATGAACGTAACAATACACCTTCAATAATTGATGACAACTCACTTGTAATTGATATCTACTTGAAGCCAACAAGAACAGCTGAGTTTATCTTAGTTAACTTCTACGCTACAAGAACAAATCAAAACTTCGCTGAAATTATAGGTTAATTAAAATAAACAAAAATGGAATAAAATAAAGATCGGAGAATAAATATTTTTATGGCAGATACAAATCAGTTGATTAGCACATTCTACAGTGAAGCAGCTTCACGTGACTTTGCACGTGACTTTAGCTTCCGCGTATTATCAATCACCACTGGCGGCGCAACAAACGCCGCTGGTACAACGCTAGATTTTAATGATACAGATCTTGTATATGTAAAGACAGCGATTCTACCTGAAAGAGCAATAACAAACGTACCGGTACCATACATGGGCCTTAATTTTAATCTTCCAGGTAACGCAACTTATCCAGGCTCTGAAGCTTATAGCATGACATTTTATGCTGATGCACAATCAAAGATTAGACAGAAGTTTGAAGACTGGTCACGCTATACATTTGATGATGCTAATAGCACAGGTGATTACTTCATGCCTAAGCAGACATCAGTTATCAACCTTGCTCAGCTCGACAATCAATTAAATCGCGTTGCTACATACAATCTTATCGGTGTATCGCCACGTAGTGTCGGTGCTCTCAATTATAATATTGCCGGCGGTACAGGTCAAACTATTGACTTTACTGCTACAATGGCATATCACTACTTCACGCGTACATCTCCCTAAAGAAGTAGTTGCCTAAGCTAAATAATTAGGTGAATGATCCGTTTAGTAGTGCACTCGATAGCTTAGGTCAAAATCTTATCGGTATTGGTACCGGTGCTAACCCTCTTTTTGCACCTCAAATCTCTCAGCTTTTTGGGTTAAATCTACCTGCAGTACCTATAATTAGTACAAGGGACTATTTTCTGACACAAATGGAATCGTGGTTTACCACGATTCCGATGTCTACACAATGGATGATTCTTATTGAAAGCTATCCACAAGGATTAACAACATCTATAATACAAGGATTAGAAAGAATTGATGGCGCTAGAAGCGGGTTTGATATTGATAGTGCTAAAAATATACTAACATCATACCCGCTTAATAAAGTTATTGGTTGTTTGTTTGCAAACAATATTACAATACCTAATGAAGCATGGAATGTAGAGAGTGCAGCGGTTGATAACAATAGAGGCTTCCTACCAGGTGTACTTGGAGGTGGTAGAAATCACGAAGCTCCTGTTTTGGATATTGGCTTTAGAGAAACAAATACATCGTTTATTGATTTTGTAATTCGCCCTTGGGTTATTCTTGCAGCTCATTTTGGCTTAGTAGCAAGAGATCCAAATGATATTACCCAGAGTGTTAAAAATATGAAGGTAAATATGCACGTCATGCAATATACTCGCTCTAGAGCTGGTGTATCAATGATCCCGCGTAAGATTTGGAATTTTTATAATTGCGTACCATTTACGGTTAATGAAGAAACACTCGAATATACAGAGGAAAAAATGACAGTCTTTAATACCCGTTGGACATACTCTAATTACACCGTAACAAATAATCTGTATCTACCGATTACTGAGCTTATTAATAACTTTGCTCAGAACGGTGTACCGCAGATAGGTAATCCAAGTATTTTCAAAGGATACAGCTCACCTATCTAGCATTGAGTTTCTCAGTCACATGTCTTAAGTAATCCTTGTGAGACAGTTTGTATATACAGTCTACCTACCAGGACAGAAAAAGACAGTACAAATTAAAGAACTACAGTTCAGTAGGTATAAGCATTTAGTTAAGTCTATTACCAATGACAATGATAATGTCATTATAGATTTCTTTGACTCACTTCTAGCTGATTTATGTTCTGTAGACAATGATGTAAAAACATATTCATTCTTAGATAAGCTTATTATCTTGCTCACCATAAGACTTGTATGTATATCTCCGGAATTAGAATTAACTGGTACATGTCCGGAGACAAAAAATAATTTTAACTTCACTGTTAAGTTAACAGATATTATTGACAAGCTCCAAACATTACAGTTACCTGATGAAGTATATGGTACTACAAAAACATTTAACAATGGAGATCTAGTAATTGAGTTAGGAATGCCAAGTATCCTACAAATGAGTACAGTAGAGTTGGGCATGCTTAATACTGTTTTTAAGAAAATAATATTAAACGGTACAGATGTTACGAAGACCCGAGAACAGATTATAGATCATTTACCGGCAGTAGTTTTAAGAGATATTAAAAATTATCTAACTACTTTTAATGAATATATGTCCGGTATAAAACTACTTGACATACGATCGCCATTTGCCAGTAATAAGACAGTTGAAATGCCTTTAAATTTATTTTCTAATTCAATTATTGATTTTCTTAAAATTTGTTTCAGGCGAAATTTGCTCTCTTTATATGAGCTGGAGTATTTTTTAATAAATCGATTAAACCTTAGTTACGAATTAATACGAGAAGTTACACCTGCAGAGCTTAACATATATATTAATCTTTTTAAAGAAGAAAAGCGAGAAGAAGAAAAAGCCCGTAAAAGCAGTAAGACCTTGAATCCGCTACAACCTTAATTATATAATTAATATGAGTGAAAATGTAACAGATATTCTTAAACAACTTGAAAAGCTAAATGAAGCTTCTGGCGTTAATGTATATATCCCCTCGCTCAAAAAAGCCGTTCGTTTTAAGAACCTTAATCTTAAGCAACAAAAAGATCTCTTAAAGTCATCAATTGATGATACACTCACACGTCTTT